GAAATTAAGCCTTAAGCCTCCGTCTTCTAATTTCATTGCGTCTGTAGACGATTCAAAACTAGTATTTAAGTGAGCGTTGGTTATGTTCCAACCAGGAACCTTACCGAAAGAAAAATCTTTTATATGTACATCATTCCAACTAAGGTCAGCCCCACTTGCTGCGCCAAATATTGACATTCGTATTCTTGCATCCGTTCCTGAAAAGAAAATATCAGAATCTAGAAATACATTCCTAGAAAAGAAAGACCAATCTCCTTGTTGGTAATTAGGGACGTTCTCATGCAAAGCGGTTGTTAGCTTAGGCTCGGGCGTGTGGGTGGCTGCGTCCGTACTAGTGAGCCATTGACCTCCAGATACATCTGTTCCATTGCCGGAGAATACGTAATACGTAGAGTCTATACCCGGCTGTTCAGCATGAATTTCGATTCTAGGAGTTGTGGAGGTATGACCCCTGTCCACTTTAAACCAACAAGACACATTCATGTACACCTCCTTCGAACTCAAGCTTTGGGGACCATATAGAAAAGAATTCGAATATCCTGTATGCTCATATATTTCCTGGGGAAGTTCAATGGCATTGCTGATGAGTCTAGAAGTGCCCTTGTTGCCACTATCCCAAGCGTTTTTGGTTGCCCGCAACACTATAGACCCGTCGTTGGACACGTCCTCCCTTCCTGCTATATTTGAAGATGCTTCCCATCTAATAGAGCCGGAAGTATACGAGTGGGCAGTTGGGGTTTCACTATCCGCAAGAAAGTTTAGGCTGTATGGCCAATCGTCAAGGTCTACAATATTCAATGCTTTTAGCTCGTCGCTAACTTGAGAGCCGTACGTTGATTCTGCATATTCCCATTTTGTAAGTTCACTATTGGGGACAAGGGATTCGTGGTTTGTAAACGTAGGGTTTTCTAAGGCGTGAGCAGTTTCATCATATAACTCAACCGTGTGAAGGAAGGTTGATGAAAACTTATCTTCTGAGTCCTTCGGGATTACTAATTCTACGACATATTCATACCTTTCTCCTGTGTCATATGCTTTATGTTCAGGAATGTGAAAAATCTTTACATGGTCCTTTACCTTGGAATCTAAAGGTATAGTTGATTCGGGAAATTGTACAAATGTATTTTTCTTAGGGAGGAACACGTTCTTGTCAAAATCATAGTACTCTTTTATTGCTGAGTATCTGTACTTCGTGTCGATGCGATATAGTCTAAACTCAATATCATCTGTTCCGGAACCATTAAGAACGAACCTGTAAGAACCTCCCTTTTCTAAACCTACGTATTGTCGTAAGGCTACTTGGTCCCCCCTATTTGAGGAATCTATATGCATACCTTCAGGGGTTTGGTCTACCACAGGATTTCCTAATGTTTCTATATCCCATTCACCCCCAGACTCTGAGTTATACTTAAACACCTTTATGTTTGCTAAGGTGACATCGGCTTCGTCATCCGTAATCGTAGAATAATGTCCTAATCTGACTACGTTTGGGCCACGAGAAACACTTATACTAGATGTAGATTGCCAAAAGTATTGGTAGTTACTAGTAGGACCATCGTCAGTCAACCATAGTTTGTCCGCTAAAGGAAACACTTCACTGATTCTTTTTCCTTGTCTCTGGTCTCCTGTCATGTTCCATATTTCCCGCTCGCCTTTATAAGGAGCTGTAAAAAGAGGGTCTTGGTACACGAGTCTACCACTAGTATAATTCCACATTAGAAACTGTGCGGTGTTTGAAAAGTAAGTCTTTGGTTTCTCTACTAAATCATAAACGATTTTATAGTACTGAGTATTTGCAGCTAAAAGGTTATACTCAGCTTCATCTGCGAGCTCGTGCTCCGTACCCCAATCAAGTACCTCCATGGCGGATTCGTACCCAGAGGTGTCTGCTCTTGGCAATTCGATGTAGAAAGGGATGCTATCTCCCGAACGTTCAAGAGGACGTTTCATGCGCACCCCCCCTTTATGAGGCTCGATGTAAGGGCCACTTACAGGGTCTGCATTATCGCCCAAATCCGTGGAATTCCAACCACGAGGGGAGCTACCCATTTTAGGGTTGTCCATATTAAGTTTCCAATTATCAAAATATCCTTTACCTTGAAGTAAGTCCTCACCCCACGCTAAAGTTCCTGTAAGGGATGTATCGTATAAAAGCTGTACACGGCGTTTATCCGTATCAAATGCATTCGGACCATAAGAGGAGAAATTCCAATTAGGTCCCATATCTAGAAGATTGTATCTTGAGGTTTTGTCGTGATAACTTTGCTCATTCTCTAGGATAGAAGAAGGGCTGAATCTAGAATCCCGCATCGAGTAAGAATCCTGTGGACCTCCTAAGGTCATTGCACGAATATTAAAACTTGAACAGTGAGAGTTAGCTACAAATCCCATAGAAGAAGGGGGAGTTTCTCGGGTTAAAAAAGAAACAATGCTTTCTCCTGCACCATCAACAATCATGTTGGAGTCTTCATAAATAAGCTCCTTACCTTTCTTTCCTGTTTTATAAACTTCTACAAATCCTTTCATTTAATCATCCTTTATGTCGTACAAGACTCCTTTTCCTCCAGTAACAAGAATATTATCTACGTTGGTCCCTAAAAGCGCGCCGCCTTTAGACTCCATATAATAATCTCTTGAACCCCCTGACAAAGTAAAAGCCCCTTCAGGTTCCACTCCAGATGCTGTTTGCCAACTCCTAGACTGCTTCCCTTGAGCTAAAGTATCAAAGTAGTTAAAAAGCAATTGTAAATCATTTTCATTATAAGTATCAAAAACTGTATCGAAGCCGTCTAGGTCAGTAAAATTTGAACTTTCCATAGTTACCCAAACCTCATCCAATGTTACAAAGTTGCTGGCGATTGAGGTGAGGTTGTCCTCGCCTTTAGAAATTTTCGAGAAGGCTATCGTGTAAGGTGTTCCTGGAGAATGAAAAGGGGCACCTCTAAAAGTGTCCACATCTACAGAAAAAGGGCTAGTTGAATTAGATGTATGGAAGGAGAACCTTCCTACCTTCCATCCAGGGTTGTCAAGGTCATCGTCAAGGTTGGAAAGAAATACTTGTTTCCAAGAAGCATCAGTAGCATTTGGATGGGGCGCAGGGTAGGAAATCCAAGAATTGGTATCCCAATCAAAGTAAGGTATTCTTTGTTCCGGAATATCTACAGTGGGGGCGCTAGGGTATGCGTCTGAAAATAAAGCTATATGTATAGATTCTGTGCCGTTGCCACCCGCTTTAATATTTTTATCCCTAACCCTAAAATTTAAAGTATAATCCTTATCAGGCAATAAAATATTGGCTTCTGTGGCTTGGTCCCCTAAAGAAATCTCTTCAATTCCTAGGTGGAGAAGAGAAGCTTTGCCATACTCAGCAAGATAAACACCAGAAGATACAGGCCCTGTAGATTTTACTGTTACAGAGAGCTTGGATTGAGGTGAGAATAACATGCTTTCTATCTTCTCAGGAATAGTAAAATCTATATTTGTGAGATTACGGGATGGACTTGACAAGGTGTCATTAATGTCAGTAATTTTTGTTGCAGGGATTGTAAAGCTGCCCGTTTGATATCCTGCAGTACTTGAAGGTATGAATGTACCTGTACTGCTAAGGGTTGTATACGTATCGTTCCAAACTGAAGAACTTAATTCAAAGCCTGTAAGGGCTACGGTAACCTCGAATGCGGATGCTGTAAGATAGTCGTGCGAAGTGACCGCTTCGAAGGAAAGTCTATATTTCTTTCCTGGAAGGACTGCACGAGAAGTTGTAGACGTTGTGAGGTAAGAGGTGCCTCCTATTAGGAAGTTGGCGGCGCTTGAAGAACCTGAAGAGTTATACTCTATGAAGGTGCCTGCTGGGACTCGTCTTGCGCGGCAATATCCAGTTATCGGGGTGCCATGTACCTTCTTAGCATCAAACAACTTCATACCTATTAAGGCTTCAGGGTTATTGTCCCCATCCCATGTAGCACCTTGAGTAAGAGTTCTATGTTTCACATCAGGGTTCTTAAGAAGATTATACTTGTTATTTAGGGGAAATCTAGCGCCTACTAGTTGTGAATACGGAAGAGTTTTAAGATTCGCGTTGGCATCTTGGAACTGCTCGTCCCACGTATAAAAGGAGAGGGAGCCTTTTCCTGTAAAGGAATCAACATTTTCTGCGTCATTAGGTGTAGCTTTGTTGTACACTATACACGCAGGATTTCCACCTGCGGTGTTCGTAGTTTGTACAAGAGATACTCCTGATACTAAGTGGTCTGTTTGTGTAATAAGGTTCCCGTCAGCGCGGTGCATACAAGGGGAGGCTTTCTGTTTTCCGTCTCCAATATTGTGTCCCACTTTAAGCATTCCGGGGCGGGAATTGCCGAAGACTCTGAATAAAGGAAGTGGGTAAGAGGGAACTGTTTTTGTAGTACCATCGGCTCTTAAGTATTGCGGAGAGTCGGGGTGTCTTGGGTCCTTGGTTGCAAAGTTGTGGGCGAAGATATACTTCCAATCGGGAAGTGCACTAACAACTGGGATTTGAGGAAATGATTCAGGTTTGTCGAACATCGCAGGCGCGCTGGCGATTGCACCTGTAACTAAAGGTCCCGCAATAGAAAAATCATTATTAAAAATTAAAGGGCCATATATGTGGTCCTTGAGTGAATAGCCCCCTCCTCGTTTTCTCAAGTATGTAAAACCTGCCGTATCTTCAAAAAACCCATTGGTCTCTAGCGAGCGTTCAAAGTTATTAGAGTACTGGTCATAAACCTCAAACACATCACTCCCAAATTTATAATTTTGCATTGCCTTCTCTCCCGAAAACACTTGCTGGTCTAAAGACTCCCCTCTTTCAATCGCTGCTTTTAAAAGAGCTGTTCTGAAGGGGGACATGTAGGCGTGCCTTGGGACTGGTTGAGCGCACGCAGCGTCATGAACACCTCTACAAGGAAACGTAGAAGATACTGCTATTCCATATAACACGTCATCGACCTCTGTTCGGTTGGTCCTGTCATAATTCCAATACTCGAAAGTTCCATGGTCAGCAATTGAGGACACTCCTGAGAGCGCAATATCATATTCAGGGTTCCACACACTAGAAGCTGCTCCTGAAGTGGAGAAATATTGATTTGATGAAAAATTAAAACCTAAAGGGATATATTCTTTTTGGTGAATCCAAGGGTTTCCTACAGGTGCTGAAGATAAGGACATATAAACCCTAGGGAGAGGCATCGAGAGCCTGTTCCTAAAGTACGAGGGTGTTGGCATATTATACTTAAAGTTACGGCGGCGTCTGGTATTCCTCTTTAAGTCGGCATGGCTTACCGGAAGCCAGCCCGTTGCCGTTGCGGATGCTTCAAAACCACTAACCTCATAGTTTGCTCTTATATGGAAATCACCATCTTCTAAGCTAACTGTTGCCTCAAAGCAGGAGTTTTCTAAAAGGTCGGCGGCACCATAAGTATCATCTAACTTAGAAGTTGCATGTAGTTTTACCGTAACATGAAAAGGTACAAATTGACGGAAAATATCTGATACAACAGCCATAACCTCTTTCACTGGCATTTTAATACCCTCAAACGCATATTCAAAAGAGCTAAGACTTATATCTGAAATTACAGTGGAGCCTTTGGAATTCCAAAAATCTATAAGGCTTAAGCTGTTCGAGTCATGCCTTGAAATTAAATCCTCTAAGTTTGGAGGGTTAGACCCTGAAGCCGTGTAAAATTTCCACCTTCGATTAAAACCTTCTAGTAATGTCGAGTTAATCGTGTTATCGGTTATAAAAGAAATAAAGGAATCTACGTGACGTGAAGGCACTGCAAAACCTCCATCCTCGTACGGCCCTGATAATACAAAGGATAAAACATCAGCCTGCTCTTGAGAGAAAGTCGTGGTTTCGTAAAACCTGTCATTTTCCCAAGGTGGAATCTCAACGTAAGCTCCTCTATGCCAAAACCCAGGAAAGTTTGGGTCTTTAGGGTCCCAAGAATTTAAGTTGAAGGGGGAACCTCCTATCGTAATTGCGTCCGTCTGGTTATGAAGGTAGGACAGTATGTGGTCTACTGCGAACCTGTAATTAAAGTCTTTATTTGTGACCGAAAAATTAAATTGCGCATCATTTTTACCTGAAAGGAAGTCGGCTTCGGTTTGAGAGAAATCTGGATTTTTCAAAACCTTGGATTCCGTCGCAATCAAATAATACAACATTCTAGGGAGGTAAGATTCCCATGCCTCTACAAGATTCTCTAAAGGGTCAAACTGCGCGGCGGGAAACATTAAACCCATCGCGTCCTCTAAAGACTTCTTTGTGCCCTTTGATTTGTATATGTAAGTTGCGTGTCTAAGTTGAGCTCTCCACCTATCAACATCTCCCGTCAGTAATTTCCAACCTACCAAGGAGGCTAGGTATTGAAGAAATGCAGGAGGGCATTTTTCTATGTCTACTAAATCAGACATGTCTTCGACGACTTGAGACATATCATAAAATCCAAAGCTAAGAGCCTTTAAGAACTTAGTGAAGGGTGCAGCGGGAATGGTCTCTGGGGAATACGAGCCTGTTGTAAGGTACAGTTTTAGGTAATCATTTATAGTATAATCATCTGAGTCTTTCGGATTATACCAAACGTCTAACAAGGAGTGAAAGCCACTTAATAGTTGTGTCCCTGATGCGTTCGGGTTTGATGATACTGTAGAATCTGAAGAATCAAAAGGAGGGGTGATATAGTCTGCCCAGACAGGTTTCACCTCTTTATTTCTCCACATATACTCAAAGAGTAACTTAACACCTTCTTTCGTACCAATAGTCTTTCCTAAATACAAAGAATTTTTTATTTGAGTGTACACGCCTGCGGAAGGAGCCCATACTGTGTCTGCGTGACCAGAAGTATTTAAGAAATACATCCAAGAAAGGTTGTTGACCAGGTAATGGTGTGCTTTAACTATAGTGTCTACACTTTCGTCTACTAAGGAACTTACGCCTGAAGCAAACGTAAGAGTAGGATTGTTTAAGTGGGTATTTGGAAGTACTGTATCTAAAAGAAAGGTATCGAACTCACCTTGGTTTTTAAAATCATGAAAAGACTTTCCAAAGGCTTTAAGTATTTTCTTCTCAAAAATGTAAGGCCTTAAATGACTAAGTTCGTTACTAGGGATAAAGTGCTGTTGTAATGTGGAGGCATCAACATATGCAACATTGAACAACGTTTTTATATTCTCGGCGGATTTTAAAATTTTCCCCAACGTTGCATCTACGACATCATCCTCTTTAGGGTAAATCGAAGCGTCTATGTCACGGTACAAAGAAGGTACCATCTCCTGAAACACATCAATATAGTTGTGTTGATGCTTTCTTGGAGTTTTCCCCAGATTCGATATACCTGATATGCGTGCCATTATACGTACTCTACATTAATCTCAATATTGTTGAGCTGCAAAATCTCATTAAAGTTTAATTTAATATTCTCATCTATGTTGTCCAGCTTAGAAAACTGTACTTCCTCCAAAGTAAAGATAACCCGATTCAATTCAGAAATGTCTAACCTTTCCCCGAACTCTCTATTATCAACATTAAAGTACTCCGTTACTTTGTTCGCCACTTTTCTCTTTACCTCTTCTTCAAATCTTTCCATTTCACGACGTATAGAAACCGTCAAAACCAAATCTACAGTTCTTACAAGCCCATCCACAATAGTAACTTCATCTGTTAGCATTTTATACTTATTCATATAAGTTAAAAGTTCTTGTTTATGTGAAATAGAAGCTCTTTCTAATTGTAAAGCTGAAGCTTTAGACACTAAGTAAATATCTATCATATTTGCTCCAGCGCCTGAACGTCTAAGAACTGCTAATGCTTTTCCTGTTGAACCTACCGTACTTACAAATTGGTTGGCAAAGGTAGTATAGTCTTCCCCTGTAACAGCTCTGTACTGAGTTCGGAAAGTGTAGGGTGCCCATTTCTTAGCATGCTCTACGCTTTCTGCATTAGAGCCTCCAGTGCCTTGCGTGCTATTGATTAGAGTTATTTCTGCGGTTCCTAGGGAACTATGGGTGCCTTCTGTAGTAACAGAAATGGAATTCCTTGGTATGTTTCCTCGGTCTCCACCTCCAACCCTGTACATAACCCTGTAATTCGTATTTGGAGGTGGTATTTTTCCTCTTGCCCCATCGCCGAAGACTAACGTAGCGGAGTTATCCTCCTTATATATTTTTTGAAAAACCTTAGAAGTTGCAGAGGTTGCCAGGAAAATATTTTCAATTTCAGAAAACACCCCATCGACTGTAGAAGACACAGTTATACTACCTTCAACTATTGAAGAGTCAGGAATATCAATAGTTTGTACTGATGCCAGTTCCGAAAACTTGCCTGTAAGAGTTTTTAATTCACCTTCTAAAAGAACAAGGTTATTAAACTCTTTTCCTGCACCTCCTGCTGAATCTCCAGAGAATAAAACTATGTCGGGGGACTCGGAATCTATCTTTCCAGAGTTTACATTAACCTCGTACGCAGTAAAACTTAAAGTTCCTCCATCCTTAGTATTTGGAACAGTAATAACTCTATTAGCCAAAGGTAAAGTTAAACTTGTAGCGCCTGTAATAGCATGAGTAGATTCTACAGATATCTTACATCCAGCCTTACTACTGATAGGACCTTTAAGAGTAACTCCGATTAACGCTAATAATTTGCGCAAGTTACCTTTAGATTTTACGGTAGGGAGGAACATTTCATTTGTCAGCATGTCTGCCTTAAAAGAAGAAACACTTGCAACATACGCAAAAAGCTCAATCAACATAACCCCCAAATCTGACTCCGCGAAGTTATTGTAATCTAAAGGGTACACAGCTTTCACGTAATTAAGAAGAGCTTCTTTGTACTGTTCAAAAGATTGTGGGGAGTAGTCAACGTAGTCAACTTTATTTTCGTCAGGTATAACCCCCAACTCTAGAAAGTCGGACTTTACTGTACCGTCCAAAGCTCCTACATTATAAATTCCTTGTATGTCTGCCATTATATTATGATATCTAACTCTCGGTCATGAAGAAGGTCATCTTTAAATGCTACCTTTAATGATATTAGGATGGAATTACCATCTGTTGTGTACTGAGATTCCCCTACAGAAACAACTAGGTTTTTTAAAAGGACATCTGGCGCGTAATGTGTAATAGCCTCTATAATACCCTTTTTAATCTTCTCCTCCAACTGCGGGGTTGCTGGTTCAAAAATATACTTTCTTAGCCCCATACCAAACTTAGGATTCATTACGCGTTCGCCAGGGTTAGTTAACAATAGTTGTTTAAACCCTGACAGTACAGTCTCCAAGCCGTTAGTACGCGTGAAGAATCCTCCAGTCCCTGCTATCACGGGGAATGCCACCCCAAAGTTTGTACTTCCTTGGGATGTTGTTAAGTAGTTTATATTTTCTGATGCCATTAAACTTTAATATTCTTAAAATATCCTTTTTGAGCT